TTAATGGGTTGATAGAGGCTTTCCCATACATCGCGGAACGCCCAGCTCAAACTTAAGATAAGACTGTTGCGCTCACCACGGCTTAAATTGTCAAAGTCTAAGTCTCTGCCTAGTTCAGTAATTGCCACAGTTAAATCGTTATTAAACTTAACAGTATGCGGCAGACCGATACGATCTAAGTATTGTCCTAATCTAGCATTTAAATAACTTAAATTTTGATCAATAATACGTTTACGGATAAAACTATCTTTGTTAGTTAGCAGTTTTAACAGAAAGTCCTGATGCTCTTTGAGATTAGTTAATTCATTCATTACATCGTATGTAATCTCTTCAACACCTTGTGTTTGCATTTCTGCAATCTGTTCAGTGTATGGATCAGTTTCTGCTTGCTTGTTTGTTAGTTGTTGTAATATACCTGCCATGCTACTTCGGTGATCAAACGCATCTGCTTCTCTGTCATAAAATACCCGAGGTTGAGAACCTAGTTCGCCCAACGCTGTTAGCGCATCGGTATGTTCTGTCCACTGTGTGTTTGTGGCCAATGCTTGTAGTGCAGCTTCCTGTAGGTCTTTACGCTTTTGTTTGAGTACTTCTTCATGTTTGCTGTCGTGTAGATCTTGTCCACATGCATGACATTTGTGATCTTCTAGTGTTGTGATTTCTTTTTTAATTTGATCAATTACTTTTTGTTCACGGGCTTCGTCTAGCTCGCAACGTTTAATCCAAGAATTTAACTCGTTAATCTTTTTACGCTTCTCATTATAATCACTTAACTCTTTGTGTGCCACTAGTTCTGCTTCAATGTCGATTTCAGATAATTCGTCGTAGGCCTTTAACAACTTATCCAAGTCTTCTTCGTGCTTTGCAAGCCAAATACGTTGCCTGCGTTTAAAACTTTCTATTTGTTCTTCAATACGCTTATTGGCATCACCCACGGCTTTGATACGAAATTCCTCTTGGGTAATCGCATCTTTAGTGGCTTTACCTTGTTCTTTTAAATTCTCAGCTTTTTCACTTAGTAGTGTAATGCCCAGCAACTGTTCAATAATGGCACGTTGATCGTTTGCACGTAGTGCCAGGAATGGCTCGGTGTAAGTGTTTAACGCCACAATGTGCTTGAACATGTCGTGACTCATGCCAAGCATACGTTCAATCTCTGCTTGAGTCTCTCTCGAATCGCCTTGGCTATCATCTGTGATTTCTTTTTCTTCATCGCCGACCCAAAACTTCATAATGCCGGGCTTGCGACCTCGCTCAATACGATAGTTAACGCCGTCCTTTTCAAATTCAATTGTGACCAACATACCTTTGCTGTTGGTTTTATTGATCAAGTTATCTTTCTTGATATTGGTCAGGGCGTTGCCGTAAAGGGCAAAGCTCAACGCATTGATAATAGTGGTCTTGCCAGTGCCGTTACGTGCTCCTGAGTCATCTCCCCCAAGGTCTAAATTCTCGCCCAATACAAGGGTCAAGTCATTGCGGTCAAAGTTAACCGCTTGTGTAGTGTTACCCACACTCATAAAATTTTTAACTGTAAGATCTTTTATTTTGAACATTTAACTTCCGCAATATTTCATGCATATAGGTCTAGGTGAGTCTAACTCATTTATAATATCCGGCAGATCATTAATACTATCTGATGATATATTATTATTAAAAAAGCAACAAGTAGATAGTTTGCCCGTAGCATTTAAGTATACACTGGGTTGGGACAAATGTCGACAGTTTTTGGCAAGTACCTGCGTTTTTACTTGTTCAAGCCTATTAAGTTTTTTATCATTGCCCCATGGCTGTATGTCTAGTAGTTGTCCAGTCTGATAGTGTTTTGATTCAAAATCTTTTCTAACATCTCGGATAAACTCAAATCTTTTAAATCCCAAATGCTGACTCATACGAATACAATCTTTAATTTGATGTTCGTTGTGTTTCCATGGTATAAACTGCCATACGGCTGTGCCGCCAGCTGATATAAATGTAGTTGCATTCTTGATGATGGTATCAAAATTTGTACCTTGTCTGTAGATGCTATGCGTATCTGATAATCCATCTAAACAAAACCAAACTTCATGGTCAACATCAGACAATAGTACTGCCACGGATTTCCACCATTCACTATTACGTAGACTACCGTTAGTTCTTATAATGATTTTTTTAGAATATAGTTTTGCAAGAGAAATTTGCTCGGTAATATTTGCGGCTGCAATGGCATCACCATAAGTTCCGCAAAAATCAATGATACTTAAGTTGGGTAACTGATCTAATGCTTGTCTCAGATTGGGTATGGTCAAATCTTCAATGACAAATTCTGTAGATAGTTGGTATCCGCCATCATTACGCTTACAGCCCGGACACCATGCATTACATTTAGTGGTAGCTTCGATTTGTAGCCATTTAATGGTGGTTAAATCTATCAATTAAAGATTCCTATAAATGTCCAACAACAGATTCTTATTAAATTTATCACTGTCGATGTTGTTTAATTGACCAAATACAATTTGATCTACGCTTTCAAATGCAATATTTCCCTGTATTTCATATTCAGTTAAGTCTGTGACTTTGCTTGGTATTAGAGTAATTTCACGTAACTGGTATGTGTCAATGAACGTCTCTTTGATAAAAGTTGCTTCTTCGTAACTAATGTCAATATCTAAGTTAACACGTACATGCATTCTGGGTTGTAGCATGGCTTCGGTATGTTGTAGTACATCACTTAGATTAAACACACGATATTTGGGCTGTTCGGGCCAGGCATGAAACTCTGGCTCTTTGTCCCATTCCAGAATCATCATGCCACGGTCATCGTCTCCAGCATCAGCATAGTTGTGCGGAAAGCAATTTCCAATATATGTGATATTCTTTTGTGTTTGTCTTTTGTGAAAGTGTCCGGTAAACACATGTTCAAAGTTACCAAAGTTTTCTCTACGTAGCTCACCGTGTTCGGGCATGGCCACCATGGCATTCATCAAATAACCAGGCAGTTCAAAATGCCCAAACATGTACTTGCCTGTTAGTTTGGGAATACGCTTGTGATCGTCGCCTACAAGCCAAGGGGCAATAACAACGTTACGATCGTCAAACCAATCATTAACAATATGGATGTTAGGTAAATGTTTTGCCCATTCAACACTTTGGACATCTCTCTTATCCCTATAATAAAGATCATGGTTACCAGGAATAAAGTACACATTGTCAAAGTTGTCATTCATATGCTCCAGGGCACGTAGGCTGTAGCCTAGTGTAAGAATGTTGATGCTGGCTCTATTGTTGTGCCAATCGCCAAGAAAGAGGCAAGTTTCACAACCTTCCTCTCGGGCCTTGGCAGTTGCCCATTTAACAAAATTTAAACAATCTTCGTTGTGTACTGTGCTATTGGATTTTAGTCCAAAATGTATGTCAGTGAAGACCGCAGCCTTTTTGAATAAGTTAGTCATTGACTCAGTATAACAAATGTTGTTGGTAAAAAGCAACGACTAATTTATTCATCTCCGTCGTACGAACCGCCACCGCCGCCCATGCCACCCATGCCCTGACGAGTATAACTTGGATTTAGGTTGTTCATCTCTAAGATGTCATCACGTAAGTTTTGGTTGCGTTTTTCAATGTTTAACACACGAGTAAAGCTGTTAGTGATAGCGGCAGTATAATACGCAAAAGGGTTCTGCGATTTTGATTCGTCAAATTGCAATCCGATCTGGCTGAGTTGCAACAGTGCTTGGCTTCGCATTTCGTCATTGTAGGTGTATCCTCTCCAGTTTGATCTTGTGGCATAACGCTCACACAGTTTCATGAACATATGGGCCAGTTTCTTGGTCATTGCTCCATGGTCTTTGCTGTATTCTCCGGTATCTAATGCACCCCGCCAGTGACTCTTGCCAACTATATAAGGTTCGTTGGCATCATCTATTTTATAGTGCTGAAATGGTGGAAAATTGCATTTGGTATATTTGGTAGTTTTAACTTCTTCTTCGTCATCATATTCGCTAACAGGTTCGTCTTCGTCAACGTATGCTAGTACTTTTTTACCTTTTTTACTGTCATCAAATGGTACGTGTTCCCACGACATTACTCTAAATACCACATCGGTTGCGGCCACGTCTTTAACATCAATTTCAAACTCATCAAGTTTACGCTTGGTGCCATCAGCAGTTGCAAGCTCGTGTGCCAACTTTGCAAGACGTTCTGCTCGATTTTTACGCCCTTGAAGTATGTTCGTTTTGTTTAGTTTCTTAATATCCGGCAAAATAATGTCATAATCGCAGAAATCTGGGCTAGAATAACTGCAATAAGTGTTTTTACTTTTGTGAATTTCCTTTAAGATGTCTTTATTATTTAAGTAATTGTGTTTAATTTTAAATCTCCTTGAATTTACATTTGTCAAAGTGCCATCTTAACATTGCACTTACTCCGCCAATCTTACCACAATGTGTACATTGTGTAGATGGTTTTTTCTTTCCAGATAACCCAACTCTAGATTTCTCAACAGATTCTAGTGAACGTTTCTTATAATAATAGTACATAATATAACAAATAAATACTACAAATGCAAGAGATTTAATCATGGCAGAGAGCTTATTTTCATCAGTACTATCCGATTACGCTACCGAGGCAAAGAATTCCATTGGAAACGCTTTGTCTGCTTCAGCTGATCAAAACTCGTTACTAGGCAAAGCCCTAAACTTTGTTGATCCCAGTAACACCAGACTAGCGGCTGCTAACTTGCTCAAGGGCGGTGCTAAAAATACAGCAACCACTACAAATAAACCAAATGTGGGATTTGCCGCAACTGATAGCGATTGGCGCCTAAAAATAAGTTTGGCTCAGAGTGCTGATTATTTTTATAATAGTGCTAGTGCTGGAATTCTTGCTCCATTGAAAACAACCGGCGGGGTAATATTTCCATACACTCCGCAAATATCGGTTAATCATACTGCCAGATATAGCTCACAGCAACTAACGCATAGCAACTACACAAATTATGCTTATGAGGGCTCGGAAGTACAAGCCATTAGCATAACCGGTGATTTCACTGTGCAAAACTTAACAGAAGGTCAGTACCTGCTTGCTTGTATTTATTTTTTCAGGGCCGCTACAAAGATGTTTTTCGGACAAGGCGGCAAGGTCGGAAACCCGCCACCCATGGTGTTTTTAAATGGCTACGGTAGCCATTACTTTCCAAATGTACCTTGTGTAATCACTACTTTTCAACATACTATGCCAGCCGACGTTGACTACCTCCCTGTACCAACCAATGGTGGACAGACACTTGCACAGAAAGATGGAACCAACCCAAATACCATGCAGTTCACACGGGTACCAACTAGTAGCCAATTGGTTGTAACATTGCAACCGATTTACACACGCAGAAATCTCTATGATAAGTTTAATCTTGATGACTTTGCAGCCGGAAAACTTATTAAGGGCAAAGGGGGTTACATCTAATGTCAAGAGTTACCTATAAAAGTACCAGCCCATATGCCAGTACTCCTACATTTGGCCCATTTATGGATGTGTTAACTTATCGTCCAATTACTAAAAAGGATAGTGATGTTACATACACGATTGATACTGTGTATGCGTACCGTCCCGACATGTTAGCATATGACTTGTATGGTGATAGCGGATTATGGTGGGTATTTGCTATTCGTAATCCAAATACTATTACTGATCCTGTATTTGGATTTACTGCTGGCACGGTGATATATATTCCAACAAAGGAAACCCTAACTGCTGACCTAGGATTATAAGATGTCAGTATCATATTCAAATTCGCCAGCTGGTATAATAGTTACAGCAACAGCCTCGGATGGTGAAGGCTTGTTATCCCAAGTAGGCGGTACCCTAGATCAAGCAATCTCCCAACTTTATAAATCTAAAGATTCATTACAGAGTCGGTTAGCGAGCACAGCAGAAGAAACTACTCAACTTGAGTTGACTGCACGAGAGTTGCAAGCAAAGATACAAGGCAGTACTGAACCGTTGGAAAGATGGGTCAATCGGTTAGCAGAAGTTCAAGCCAACATAAAAAGTAATAATGAAAAATTAACTAAACTGAATACTAGCATAGCAGAGGTAGACGCGGCCAGGGAAGATTTAACGGCCAACTTTGCCACCAAGGCCGCAGAAGCACAAGCATTAATTGCCCCAGCCGAAACCGAAGCAGCAAATAAAAAAGCAACAGAAACTGCGGCAGCAAATCAAACAGCAGGCGAAGCAGTAACAAAATCGGCTCCACCACAGTCAGCATCAACTACACCCTCTGCTCAGCCACCGTCACCGCCGCAGACAGACGGGAAGGCATCATCAGATTCTGCAGCAAAACTATCCACTGATGCACCAGTAACCGACAAAGATGATGCAAAAATCAAGGCGGCCGAAAAATTCCCTGCGCCGGCATTAAACACACAACCAAGAACTGCCGCAGCAAATGCAGATGATGCCACACAATCATCATCAAGTGCCGAATCAAAGGGAATAACCAAAACAGGTCCCGAATCAGTAACCCCGGCAACCACATTAGAAATACCAAGTCCGCAAGCCAATCCCTTGCACAAATACGCAACGTACACATATAACTTAACTTTGTTTGTATTGTCTCATGATAACTATAACGAATTAGTTAATGGTACTGCCACTAGTAATTGGATGCCATCATACAGTTTGATCAGTTCCGCTGGCGGATACCATGAAAATCGACATCCTTTGTTCAAAGAAGATTTTTACTTTGATAATTTGAAAATGAAAACCATAGTTGGACAAACGGAATTAACACGTGGCACAAACATGGTTGAGATGGATTTCACACTTATTGAACCATATGGACTTACACTAATGGATCGATTGGTTGATTTGGCATCCGATCCTAGCATAGATGGATCTGGCAATTATGTTGCACAACCGTATCTACTGCAAATTGATTTCTTTGGAAGTGATGATCTAGGTAAAACAGAACACCCCATACCGCATCTACAAAAACGCATGCCTATCAATTTTATTGCATTTAAAATTAAAGTTGGTACCCGGGGAACTGAATATGCAGTTAAAGCAATTCCGTACAACCATACAGCATTAATGGAGTCAACCAATAGTACACCGGCCAACTTTGAAATTAAGTCCGGTACAGTGGGAGACTTCTTTAAAGATGTTGCGGCTGCATCCCTGGCTAAACAAATGACGGCCAAGGAACAGGCACGTAACGATGCAATACTTGCCGCTGGTATTACCAACGATGATGATGGCAATCCTATTTTACAGCCCGGTCAACGAGTTGGCCTTGGCGGCGATGCAAAAAAACTCGATGCAGCATTAAAGGTTGTAAATTCACCATACAGTGTTGAGAGTTACACAGGTGCATGGAATGCGTGGAATCAAAAATTAGTCGATGATGGACATGCAATATATGCAAACGAAATTGAGTTTGCATTTGTGCCAGACGATGTTATTAAAAATAGTCCTATTGTAGATCCAAAGAAGATGCCATATGCTAGAAGTAATATGCCACCACCGGGCACTGATTCTAAAAAGGCCGCGGCACAGAGCAACAATAAAGAAGTAAGTAGTAAAACTCCGTCAAACAGTTTTGATCCCAAGACCATGTTGTTTAATGTGACATCTGGTACTAGTGTAGTCGATGTGATTAACCTAGTGATGCGTAACAGTGATTATATTAAAAATCAAGTTAAAGATCCGTTAACAGATAAAACTGATTTTGCCACAGATAAGACCGTTGATTACTTTAGAATTATACCTAAAATAACCCTAAAGGAATTTGACCCATTACGAAACGAGTTTGCATTTAAAACAACCTATTACATTAAAAAATATTCATATTACAATAGTAAGCACCCCAACATGCCCAAGGCAAAGCCCAAGGGAGCGGTTAAAGAATACGATTATATATACACAGGTAAAAACATTGACATTCTTGATTTGGCAATAGATTTTGACAGTGCGTTTTTTACAACTATTACCATTAATAGAGAACGAGCAGAAGCAACAAGCGGGGCAACTGGAGCATACGACGGAGCAGCAACTAAAGAGAATCCAAAAAAGCCGCCCGGCAATAAAACATTAACTCCGTTGCAACATAAATTTGTCAGCAGTGATGCATCTGTGCAGGCCACAGGAGCAGATACAGCTAAAACAGTTCTTGTTGCAAATGCAATGAAAAGCATATACAGTGGCAGTCGCGGCGATATGTTGAGTGTCAAATTGAAAATTATCGGAGATCCACATTTTATCAAGCAAGATGATATCTACACCAATCCTGGCATGAGTGGATACAATGATACAAAGTTTATGTTAAATGAAGGTACTATTAACATGGACAGTGGAGAGTTTTTCTGTAATATTAATTTTAGAACTCCAATTGACATGGATGATGCCACTGGCCTTGCTAAATTTAATTCAAATTATGAAAAATCAAGATTTACTGGATTTTATAAAGTGCAAACCATTGACAGTGAATTTAGCAAAGGTCAATTTGTACAGACATTAGATCTAATTAGAATATTTGAAGATGCAGATGAATATTCTAAGAATACTCCACGATTAGAAGCCGCAGCCATTGAAGCACGTAGGACATTTGCTGCAACTGATCCTAGATTAATTAAGAATGATACTGGTACATCTACCACAGATGATACCGCTAAGAAAGAATTGCCGGCACCGGCTGTAGTTAAAGAAGAACCTATAGTGAGCCGTCAGGCTATTCCCAAAGCAACCACCGCAAATGCTGAGGAGAGTGCAGCAGCGACCGAAGGACAGAAGATTGGTGCCGATATGGCAGGAGCAAAAGAAGTAGATGTTACCGCACAGAAGACTGCTGATACTGCAAGTCCGGAACCAAAAAATCCACCAGCAACACCGCCACCAGCAGTAGTTAACTCTCAGCAGATTACCGATTTAAAAGCTCAATTGGCGGCCAATGAAAATAGTCGCAATGCGCTCGCAGCCCAACTTGGTCCGGCAACTGATGCGGCACAACAGGCCTACAATACCGCTGAATTCTTCAACCCAGCCGGTAAAACTTATAGTGCAAATTGGGAAGGATCATTCAATGGTCAAACATTCAGTGATCCGGAATTGTTGTATCAAACTGCCAAAGCCGACTTCCAGGCCAAAGCCGATAAACGTACAGCATTGGCAACCGAGTTCAATGCTCTGTTCCCAGTAAAAGCACAATTAGAGAATGATCTTGCCAATGCATCGGGCTCAACGACAGCAACGGCATAAAGGATAATAAATGTCAACAGATAAACGATTAGGCAAAAAGTTACCGCAGCGAGTACGCAGAGAAGACACCCCGGGTGTGCGTATTGACTCTGGTCCTTTCATTGGTATCATTAAAAACAATGTAGACCCCATTAGGGCCGGACGTTTGTCTGTATGGATTCCAGATATGGGTGGCCAAGAAGATGATCCTAAGAATTGGCGCACAGTAAGTTATGCAAGTCCGTTCTATGGAAGTACGCTACAACCAACCAGCTCTAATAATACATTTGACGAAGTACAACATAGTTACGGTATGTGGGCGGTAGTTCCGGATATTGGTAATCAAGTTATTTGTACTTTTATTGGTGGCGATGCCAACCGCGGATTTTGGTTTGCGTGTATCAATCCTAACTTGGGGCATTACATGGTTCCGGGATTGGCCGCAGGTAATGTGGTGGATAACGAAAGTACAAAAGATGCCAAACTTAAAGGGTTATATGATCCTGCAACAAGTAATTGGCCAGTTGCCGAATTTAACGAAACTACAGATGCGGCCGCATCTCCTACATGGGTCAACAACGGAAAACCAGTACATCCGTTCCAGGCAAACGTTCTGCTTAATCAAGGACTTGATAGAGATCGAGTACGCGGTGCAGTTACATCGAGCAGCCAACGAGAAAGTCCTAGCAATGTATTTGGAATAAGCACACCCGGCAGACCAACAAACGATCCAATGGATGATCCAACATTTGCGGACAAGTTAAAAGCTGGAACGCTGACAGATGTAGACTATGCAATTAAAGGTCGCAAGGGCGGACATACATTTGTAATGGACGATGGCGATCAAACCGGTGGCAGTCAGTTAATACGTTTACGCACAGCTGGTGGACATCAGATCATGATGAATGACACAGACCGTAGTATGTATATCGCTAATAGTGACGGCAGTGTCTGGATGGAATTTACAGGTGGCGGGCATATTAACTTGTACAGTAGCGCCGGGTTAAACATTCGTACAGAAGGTGATTTAAACCTGCACAGTGATAAAGATATCAATATGCACAGTGGCGGAACAATTAAAATGAAGGCCGAAGGTGCAATAGCCACAGAAACAGCAACACACACTATACGTGCCACAAGTGGACTAAGCATTGGCGCAGGCAAAGTTGGTATACTCAGTGACGGGGCAATGACCATGCAGTCTGCTAGTGGTGGGTGGAACAGTGACGGTAAGTTGGTTCTAAAAGGCAGTAAGATTATGCTCAATACCGAGTCTCCGCCAGCAGTGGCCGAAGTTCCTAACTTGAAGACATATGAACAAAGTGATACTGGATGGACAGATGGCAAGTGGGTCAATCAAGAATCTGTTTTTGAATCCATAGCAATGATTGCGCCGTCGCACGAACCGTGGCCACGTGGTGCCGGTAAAGGTGCGCCAGCTAAAAAAGTTGTAAGTCAATTTGCTCCAGCACCACAACCAGTTAAACAAACCAGTGTGTGTGCTCCTCCTGGCGGTGTGGCACCAGGTTCTACAGTTGTTGACGTGGGCAGTGGAGCAGGGCCGTTTGGAGATTATATTGCAAGTTTAGAATCCGGAAGACCAGCATACAATGCGTTTAACCGAGGATCAAGTCCGCCACCCGGAACAGGCTCACCAAGAGAGTCGCTAGACTTAACTAACATGCCAATTAGTGAAATACTTGCCGCAATGAATTTGCCACAGACTCCAGAAAACAAAACTAAACGTTTGTTTGCAGTTGGTCGGTATCAATGTATTCCGACTACCCTGACTGCGGCATGTACCAAGTTGGGAATTAACACAAGTTCACCGTTCAGTAAAGAAGTACAAGATAATATTTTTGTCAACTATCTATGCAAGAGTAAACAACCTAAAATTAATGCGTATTTGAGTAATCCCAACAAAGATGACCAGGCTCTATTAACAGAAGCAATATCGGCCACAGCTGGAGAGTGGGCAAGTGTTGTGGATCCTAAATTAGGTCGCGGTCGTTACGACGGAGTTGGAACAAATTCTGCTCATGGTGCTGTGACTCAATCTGAATTGGCATTAAAATCACAGTGGGACTTTTTAAAGGCCAATGGCAATACTAATGTAGTAACAAGCGGAACCGGAGCAGTAGTAACCAGTGGCAGTGGTGCGCCAGTAACAACAGGTGCGGGCGCCCTGGATCCGGGACAAGAAGCAGCAAAAGGCAAGCCAGTTGAAAAACCTGCACCACAAGAATCAATGAGTAAAGCCGATGCACCTAATCCAGTTGCTATTGCATCTACACAAGACAAAATACCAGGATTAATTGCAACGCAAGTCAAAGCATTGATGGTACAAATTGGATATGCTGAAAGCGACTCTGATTATACTGCACAAGATACCACACTTGGGCGTATTGGTCGTTATAAATTTAATAACATTCTACTACGTGATTACGGATATATCAAACCTGACTACGTTAAGATGTATAAGACACAGGCTGTATTTAGAGATGATGCATATACAGGCAAAGATGGCATAAACAGCGTAAGTGATTTTACATCGGGCAAAGGTGTGCAAAACTCGTTAATGGAAAAAATCATTAACGATTATTATGCGGCCCTAGTTAAAAATCAAGGTATTGCTATACAGGATGATGTTTGTACAGTTGCTGGTATGATTGCAGTGGCATATTATTTCCGTGACAGCGAGCGCGGATTTATATCGGGCAACCCTCCGGACCAAGCCAAGTTCTGGAGACAACAGCGTTTGAATAGCGGCAATGGTAATGCCTTGGGTATTGCACCATATAACCAAGGACGATATGCCATTGACGTGTTAAGTATTGCATCGGCGGGGGCTCCTGCACTTGCGGCACGGTCTGCCCTGACCAGTGGAATTAATCCCGACGATGTATTGACATTTAGTACTAGATCCGGTGACCGAGCACACTTTGATGCAGCCACGGCAGATTTCAGAGATAGGTTACTATCGGCCGCTCAAGAATACAAAGAGAAGACCGGCAAGAAACTTACAATTAGCAGCACAGTTCGTACACAAAAAGAGCAAGATGCAATTTACAATGGATGGATCGCAGCGGGAGGACAATTGCCCGGTAACCCAACAGTTAATGTTAGTCCATATGGTAATATTAGTAGACCAGTTAAGATAGTAGGTAACCATGGACTGGGTATCGCAGCAGATGTTGGTACAGCGGCCGCAGCCGAAATGAACAGCATGGGTATACTGGCCAAATTTGGTTTGTATTTGTTTGATCCGGTTGGTGATCCACCGCATGTACAATTACAGCCCGATCTGAGACCTCAAAATCTAGCAACTATCCAGGATCTACCCGGAACCAATGCAGGATAAATATCGTTATGTCAACATACAAAGGTTTTAGCACAATTGATCAGAACAAAAAGTTTAGACTAACTGACCTGGATCTAATCAAACGCGACTTGCTCAATCACTTCCATATTCGCAAAGGCGAAAAACTAATGCAACCCAAATTTGGTAGTATTGTTTGGAATATGCTGTTCGAGCCCTTGACTGAAGAAGTTAAAAAGGCCATCTTAGATGATGTAACTGAAGTAGTAAGTTATGATCCAAGACTAAGAGTAGACGAAGTAATCATCCAGCAGCTAGAGTATGGGTTACAACTACAAATAGGTCTAACCTATCTACCGGGAAATACAGTCACCAGTATGCGCCTGACCTTTGATAAGAACAGTCAAAGTTTGACTTCTTCTTAATAATAGCTGTTTTTAATAGTCCATAAATACTGGATATAGGTATAGATATGGCTATTACAACACGTCAAACTAGTTTATTGGTCCAGCAAGATTGGACAAAATTGTATCAAACTTTCCGCAATGCGGACTTCCAAAGTTATGATTATGAGACTCTACGCAAGTCAATGATTGACTATTTGCGTACTTACTACCCTGAAGATTTCAATGACTTCACAGAGAGTAGTGAATATATTGCGCTAATAGATTTAATTGCATTTTTAGGACAAAGCCTGGCATTCCGTACAGACTTAAATGCACGTGAGAACTTTTTAGATACCGCAGAACGTCGAGACAGTGTACTTAAACTAGCCCGCTTAATCAGTTACAATCCCAAAAGAAACAGTCCTGCCACAGGATATTTAAAAATCAATAGTGTAAGCACAACTGAAACTATCACAGATAGTAACGGACTAAATCTATCAAATCTAGTAATCTCTTGGAATGACGGTGCAAATGAAAATTGGTTAGAACAATTTACTTCTATTATCAATGCCACACTGGTTAACAATCAGGTAATTGGTAAGCCCGGTGCGTCAAATACCATTAATAATATTTTAAACAATGAATATAGCGTCAGTGTAGTGCAGGGCGCAATTCCGGTATATAAATTTACATCAGCGGTAGAGGGAATTACCATGCCGTTTGAGGCTGTAAGTCCAACAAGTTATAATCAAAATTACATATACGAACGTGCTCCAAGTCCAAATAACGTTTTTAATCTACTTTATAAAAATGATAATCAGGGCAATGGATCAAACAATACAGGATTCTTTGTTTATTTTAAACAAGGCGAGTTAAAAACTCTTGATTTTAGCTTAACTGACAGTTTACCAAATCGTGTGGCAAGTATCAACTTTGATAACATTAATAATACCGACGTATGGTTGTATAGTCTTACAAGTCAAAATACACTTGGCACCAAGTGGACCCAAGTTCCTGCGGTCAGCGGACTTAACGTAGTTTACAATCAAGAAACAGAACGTAACTTATATCAAGTTAATACTCGTAGCAATGATCAAATTGATCTAGTATTTGGTGACGGGGCCTTTGCAAATATTCCACAAGGCAACTTCCGTTTATATTATCGCCAAAGTAATGGTTTGAGTTATAAAATTACTCCGGACGAAATGCAATCTATTGCCATTAGTCTACAGTATGTTAGTCGTAACAACAGAGTTGAAACTCTAACAGTTAGTGCAAGTTTGCACTATACAGTCACAAATAGCTCGGCAAAAGAAACAATCGACGATATTCGTACAAAAGCCCCTCAACAGTATTATACACAAAATCGTATGATTACCGGAGAAGATTACAACATTGTTCCTTTTACCAGCTTTAATAATATTTTAAAAGTCAAGGCTGTTAACCGAACAAGTTCGGGGACTAGCAGATATCTTGATGTAGTTGATTCCAGTGGAAAATATTCTAGTACAAATATCTTTGCTGAGGACGGACTAGTATACAGAAACTATTCAACTAATACTACAAATTTTACATACAATACCGCTAACGATGTTAACCGTGTAATTTACAATGTTGCCAAGCCATTAATTGGCACTAAAGAAATGTTGCATTTGTATTATGACAAAGCCACACAATTTGTACCAACTACAACAGCAACATGGAATGCAGTATCTTTTACAACCGGAACTTCCACTGGTTACTTTAATGCAGGTACAACCATTGGTACTGGCGCCACGGGCAACTATCAATATATTGATATGGGTGCCTTGCTAAAATTTGTTCCGCCTAGTGGATATTATTTTAACAAAGATAATGAATTAATAGCAGGTACTGCAACATCGAGCACAGACAAGACATACATATTTGCCGCGGTGGATTCTATAGGCATGCAGTCCGGGGTAAATATGGCAACGCTAAGTCAGGATATACCAACAGGTGCGTTAGTTGGATATATTATTCCGGTCTTTAAGAATGACTGGAACTCTACTTTTATTGCAAGTATCTCTAGTCAAATTCTAGCAAACAAGAATTTTGGTATTCGTTATAATATTCCAACCACCACTTGGACGTTGATCACAGATGTTAATCTTAGTCTGGGCACATTCGACTTGGCAACAGCAGGGACTAGTACTGATAGTAGTTGGTTTTTGGCGTTTACCTATGCCAACGGACAATATACTATTAATCAACGCAGCCTATATTATTATGTTCAAAGTGTGTTAGAAACACGATTCTATTTTGATCCTAAAGTTAAAGTATATGATAGTAATACTGGATTGATACTCAAAGATCATATTAAGATTTTACGCACCAATAGTTTGCCTGATTCTTCGCAACCACTAAATCATGATCAAACGTGGTATGTATATGATAGTATTGTGCAAAGTGATGGTTATCAAGATACACAGAAAGTGTTAATTACTTTCCCGGATTCAAACAATGATGGAATACCAGATGATCCAACACTATTTGATTCATTGGTTGGCCCAACGGTGAATAGTTCTAGCAAATATGTATTTTTTAAACAGACTATTGATTACAGTAGCTTCATTACATATTCTGTAGTAGATGCAAATACCATTGTTACCACACACACTACCAGAAATGCAGTATTGTTAAATGCAGTATTATATGCCAGCGGTCAGGTATTCTATGCCATAGATGAAAACAAGTTCTATCTGTTAAGCAACGGCTCTATATCTAGTTCATCGGACTATATTGCACGAGTTGGTAGACAAGATTTATATTTCCAATACCGTCATAATAGTCCAAATAATCGTCGCATTGATCCAAGTCCAAATAATATTATGGATGTGTACTTGTTGGTCAAATCATACTATGATACATATAGCGCATGGATTAGAGATACTAGCAACAAGGTGACAAAACCAGTTGCTCCGACCACAGAAGAATTACGCACAGAATTTGGATCATTGGAAAATCTCAAGGCCATGAGTGATACCATCATTTATAACACTGTAAAGTTCAAGCCTATATTCGGCGACAAGGCTATTTCTGAATTGAGAGCAACATTTAAGATTGTTAAAAATCCAAATATCACAGTGAGTGATAACGATATTAAGAGCCAAGTAATTACAGCAATTAATAGTTACTTTGATATTGCCAATTGGGATTTTGGTGAAACATTCTATTTTTCAGAGCTAAGTGCATATCTACACAATAAACTAACTCCAAATGTTAGTAGTATTATTATTGTTCCAAATACAAGCACTGCCCAATTTGGTAATTTATATCAAATCAATGCAGAGGCTAACGAAATTATTGTTAGCGCCGCAACAGTGGACAACGTTGAAATTATAACAGCAATTACAGCTTCGCAATTGAACCAAACTGCGGCTGGCTTAAATATTGTATAACTCGTAAATTAAATATATGGCAGCAATAAAAACAATTAACTTTTTACCAGAAGTTTTCCAAACAGATACCAATAAAAAGTTTCTCAATGCGACTCTAGACCAATTGGTCAGTGAGCCAAACTTTAAGAAAGTTAATGGATATATAGGTAGAAAATTTGCACCCACTTATAAAACAAGTGATAGTTATATCAATGAGTCCAATCTTGATCGTCAGAATTATCAACTCGAACCAAGCACAGTAGTATTCAACCCAGAAACTAACACTACAGAGTTTTACAGCAGTTATGTTGATTTAATTAATAAAATTAAATTTTACGGTGGTAATACCACTGACCATAGTCGTTTATTTAGAAATCAAACTTATAGTTACGATGGACATTTTGATCTAGATAAGTTTGTCAACTTTAGTCAATACTATTGGCTAGCAACAGGGCCAGATGCGGTCGCAGTAACAGCAAGCGGAGTTCCGACTGAATATACTTGGACAGTCACATCCGATCCAGTTACTGGGGCATATCAGTTTACCAGTGCCGCCAATGCCAAAGACAATCCAACATTAACACTTGCACGAGGCGGAAAATATACATTCAATGTTGAATCTGGGTCATTCTGGATTCAATCTGCACCGGGCATTGCTGGAACAGATCCCAATCACCCCAATGTCAATACTCGAGATGTACTTGGGGTAACCAACAATGGCGCATCATCGGGGTCGGTGGTATTTACAGTTCCTCAACCCGACGGTCAGTCACGTTACACCAATATGCCACTAAGTCAGGCAGTTGACTTTGCGACCGCATTGAACTATAGTGATATTCACGGTGCGACCACAGACCACTTGGCCGCACTTGGCGGGTTTGACGGAGTGGCATCTAACCCAATTGGTAAAAAAATCATATTTGTCGGACCCGGAGTAGACGACTATTATTGGACAATACCGTCTAACATTAACCCAACAACAAAACAGCCAATTGATCCGTTGTTGGTGGTGCCAACAAGTGATAGAACAAAGACTTGGATTGTACAAGTAGATCAAAACACAAATATAATTACTCTAGTGGCATACGACACAATTAATAAGAATGAGCGTGTGTATGTCAAATCTGGTGCCAAAAATTCTGCAAGAGAATTTTATTTAGATTATACTAGTACGTACAAAACAGTGCCGTTGCTTACTGCATCGTTGCCCGCTTTATATTATCAGAATTCACAAAATGGTACTGCCAATGGTGCCTTCATACTAGTAGATCCAGCAGATGCAACAATAGATCCAACAGCTGATATCATTGGTAAAAAATCATACACAAGTCCCAACGGAATTACATTTACCAATGGCCTAAAAGTAACATTTGATTCAACTGCTGGAACAGAGTATGATACCAAAGAGTTTTATGTTGAAGGGGTGGGCACCTCTATTAGATTAGTTCCAGTAACTGATTTAATCACTCCCGAATTACCTGATTTATTAACACAAGATTATCTAACAATCAACAGGAGCAGTGTTGACTTAAATGCATGGAGCAGAAGCAATCGTTGGTTTCATATTGAAGTACTTCAGCAGACTGCATTATACAATAATACAGAATTATTGTTAGACCAAGCCACCAGGGCAAGTCGCCCTATTATTGAATTCAATGCCGACATACATTTATACAACTACGGTGCGGTTGCCAAATCACCAATCAATATACTTGATAGTTTGGTAACTAATGCGTACCTTCAAATTGAAAGTAAAGCTGCAACTAATTCTACATCACTTACTATTTCAATTAATGGTGGGTCTGTCACACTACACAATGGAGACAAAGTAGTATTTTCATCCGATGTAAACCCTGCGGTTAAATCAAGCGTGTATCTTTTTAATGTGGTTGACATTAGTGAAAACCTGTTTACACATCAATATATTTGTACAATTGCCCCGATTTTGGGATCTGAATTTGTTGCTGACAATAATGTTTTGGTCACAGGCGGAGCCAACGCCGGAAAAGAATTTTGGTACGATGGCAATGCATGGAACCTATCACAACAAAAATCAACGGTTAATCAAGCACCGATGTTTGATATGTTTGACTCCAACGGTGTTAGCTTTGGCGATGCAAGCACTTATGTTAACAGTAGTTTTGAAGGAACTAAGTTATTCTCTTATCGAGTTGGCACCGGAAATAATGATGCGGTGTTGGGGTTTCCGTTAAGTTACCGTACCTTTAATAATGTTGGTGATATTCAATTTGACAACAACTTTGATCAAGATTCATTCTCATATCTTGTAAGTCCAATAACAATCTCTAAGAGTATAAACTCTGGGTACTTGCATATTACCAATTCTATTGGAAATTATTCCGAAAACAATGTTTGGATTCCAACAAACGAATTAAGTAAACAATATCAAATTATTTCACATACAGCAGACGGCACAAACAATCTATTTGAAATTGATATTTTACCAAACCCTAGCACATCTTTACCAAATGTTAAGGTACTGGTGAATAGTAAATTCATTGATATTAACAATTTTGGGTTGACAAAAATCGGTGTACGTTATGCAGTATTAATTAATCCGTTGTTACTGACAGCCGGAGATAGCATTGATATATTAATATTCAGTGATAGCGTTAGTAATATGGGATATTATCAAATCCCTACAAATTTAGATAATAATGCGCTAAATGCCAATTTTGATTCATTGACACTAGGACAAATTCGTAATCACTTGGTTACTATATCTGAAAATAGTCAACAAGTTACTGGCACAGTGCCGGGACAAAGTAATTTGCGTGACATTGATATTATGTCGCAAGGCGGAAATATTCTTAAACACGCCGCACCTGCGGTATATAGTAACTTGTTCCTGGTTGACAACAAGATAAACTTCATTGAGGGTATTCGCCTAGCAACCAAAGAGTATTCAAAATTTAAAAATAAAATACTTGAGCTTTCGACTAAATCCCCAATTGATACCAATGATATCTCCGGGAGTCTTGATAATATTCTTTCAATAATCAATGGTGTTAAAAATTCCGGATTTCCTTGGTATTATAGTGATATGTTGCCGTGGGGAAGTAACAAAACAGTATTGCCCGAGTATACGGTACTAGATCCTCGTATCCGTGAGTACGAGCTTAGTACTATTTTTGATGATACGGTACTGAGCAATAAAGCAGTATTGATATACTTAACACGCACAGTCGATACTGTCACTACCAAATCATTATTAGTAAAAGATCGTGATTATACATTTAATAAAACCAACCCTGGGTTTACTATCAATACAGATTTTAATTTAAATTATGACGACATATTAACTGTGGTTGAGTATCAGGACACTGATGGAAACTATGTTCCAGAAACTCCAACCAAGATGGGAATGTGGCCAAAACACTATCCAGAAATAGTAATCAGTGATACATACTCTAGTAATGGCCCCATAATGGTAATACAGGGACACGACGGAAGTGTAACCCCTGCATTTGGTGATTATCGTGACGACTTATTGTTGGAGTTTGAGCGTAGAATCTATAATAATATCAAGCAAGAACTTTCTCCTGCTATTGTTGATATCAGCAAATATTTTCCAGGTAAATTCCGCGTCACAGATTATACCATAGATGAATTTAATCAGGTATTAAGTTCTACATTCTTAACATGGATCGGAAATAATCGTTTAGACTATTCAACCAATTCACATTTTCAAAGCAACAACCCTTGGACATGGAATTACAAATATTTTAGAGATACAGTAACTGGTGATTTCTTGCAAGGAACATGGCATGCAGTGTTTGACTATTTCTATGACACACAGACCCCGCACACCACTCCGTGGGAAATGCTAGGATTCATTAACAAGCCAGACTATTGGGATGCTCGTTATGGAGCTGCACCGTATACTGGCGGAAACATGTTACTATGGACAGATCTAAGTTTAGGTTATATAGCTGGCAACGATCGTAGTGGTGTAACGCCTGGAATTTATTCTCAATTTGCAAGACCTGGATTATTAAATATTATTCCGGTTGACGACGCCGGTAATATTCGTCCCCCAAGCGAATTTCTAGTAAGAGACTTTGATAGTAGCAGAGCCAATGCTAGTTATGCTATTGGTGATTTTGGTCCTGCCGAAACGGCATGGAGAAATAGTAGCGAGTTCCCCTTTGCATTAATGACCACTTTGTCTTTGGTTAAGCCGGCGCTTTTCTTTAGTGAATTTTCTAATATTAATACCTACAACTTTAACTATTCAGTTAACCAATTTTTAGTTGATGGAGTTAATCGACATTTAACGCCAACTGACATAGAAGTCAACGGCTATACTGAAAATGGGGTAGTATATCGTACCGCGGGTTATATCAACTGGATTAGTGATTATTTAAAAAATCAAGGATATGCTGACCCACAGAGCACAATTAAACAATATCTTAAAGATCTGAACGTTCAATTGAGTTATAGGACTGCGGGTTTCACAGATAAACGTTATATTAAAGTGTTGGCAGAACAAGGTAGTCCCAGCAGCACAAACGATAGTATTATTATCCCCGACGAAAATTATCGCATTGAGTTAAACAAAAGTGTTCCGATTGAAAAAATTTCGTACAGCGCGGTTATTGTAGAACGTACTCAGGGCGGATACACAGTAAGTGGATATAGCCTATCAACACCGTACTTTACTATTATTCCGAGTCTGGCCAGTAATAATGCATACAGTATCACCACAGGTAAACTTACCACTGTGGTTTATCGTGATTATCAGAAAGTACGTGTGCGTGTTCCTTATGGATTTGAATTTAGTACAGTACAAGAAGTAGTTGATTTCTTAGTGAGCTATCAACGTCAATTACAAAGTCAGGGATTTATTTTTACAGATTTTGATACAGACTTGAAAGAAAAGCAAGACTGGGTGTTGAGTGCAAAAGAATTCATGACATGGACAATGCAAGGTTGGTTGCCCGGAAACGTAATTATTTTAAGTCCGGTAAATCAATCCTTGTCTGTGGTTACTACTGATAGTGTAGTAGATGAAATTACAAACTTGCCAACCGGATCAAAGTTATTAGATCCAAACTTTGCAGTTATTACGTCAAATAATTTTTCTGTAATTAGACAAGATAACACATTTAAAGTTTCTAGTATAAAAGGGCAAACCATCACCTTTGCCGAATTACATTTGGTTCAATATGAGCATGTTATTATATTCAGCAATAAAACATCTTTCAATGATGTTATATATAGTCCTGAGACCGGCAACAGACAGTATCGTCTGAAGTTTATTGGCAGTAAGACTGCAAACTGGACCGGAGCATTGAATCCACCGGGATTTATATACAATAGCAACAATGTTGATGCATGGCAACCCGGACACGATTATAAAAAAGGAGATCTGGTTGCTTATAAGAATACATATTACGTGGCATTAGATAAAATTGTTGCAAATGATTTATTTAATGTCAAGTACTGGAAACAAGTTAACCAAAGCAGTATCAAGACTGGCTTGTTGCCCAACTTTGCAACCAATGCATCTAAGTTCGCCAACATATATGATATTGATAATCAACCAGCAGATGAGACTATTAGTTTCTATAGTAATGGTATGGTTGGTTTCAGAGAAAGAAGTTATTTAACAGATCTGGCACTAGACATTGACACACAATCAAAGTTTTATCAAGGATACATTAAACAAAAAGGTACCAAGAGTGCAATTCTTGCGTTAGCACAGGCACAATTGGCCAATATTAGTAACGAAGTACACATATATGAAGAGTGGGCACTACGTGTTGGTGAATACGGGGCAACTGATGTCAATCGATATGTTGAGGTTGTTCTTGATGAAGCAGTTATAACCAATAACCCAGCACCAATACAGTTCATTGACAATGGTGTTGCACCAGTTGAGAATATTACCACAATTCATCCAACGGATTGGTACCAAGCCACATTGAACAATACATCAGAAATGTTTGATGTTTATACTAGCTCAAGTGACCATTTAAAGTTGCCGGTGGCAGGTTACGTTAATATAAGTGATGTTGATGATACTATATTTGATATTGCAAATTATTCAGACCTTGGAAATATTATCAACAGTATTGGCACAGGATACACCATATGGGCAGCAAAAGGATTTATACACGGAAGTGAATGGGACGTTTATCGGGTCGGTCCAACTAATTGTCTAGTAACTTCCATGAGCTACAGTATAGATAATATTGCAACATTAACCATGTCCAACGGACATAATCTATCCATTGGTGATATTGTTGCTGTTAAAAACTTTGATAATAGATTTAACGGATTCTACCAAGTATATACTATACCTGATAGCAATCAAATCACAGTAGGATTACGTCAAAATTATGCTCTATTAAGCCAGCTAAAGACTGTGTCTGGAAACGGCATTTTATTCAAACTAAGTACAGCTAGAATTAACACACCAAGTGATGTTGACTCTGTTACGCCCATGTATGGATGGGGAGAGAATGATAAAGTTTGGGTAGACGATTTAGATGGAGCCGGTAATTGGGGTGTTTATTCCAAGACTAGTCCATGGGCATATTCAAATACAGTTTCATTGAATGCCAGTGAATATCAAGGCTTTGATAATTTTGGTCAAAGTCTAAAATTATCATCTAACGGTAAGATTATGTTTACCGGAGCCCCAAATGGTGGAACAGGTCGTGTGGCGTTGTTCTTAAAAACATCAGACGGATCTTGGTTAGAAAATAGCAACTTTGTAAACGGCAGTACCGGTACATTGGGGTTCGGTACATTAATTGATGCAAGTGATGTCTCTGTTATTGTATCTGCTCCGACAAGTCAAGGTAGTAAAGGGTATGTGTTTGTTTACTCAATTGATTCATCTGGTGTTAACTTAAGCCAGGTTATTACGGTACCCGGCGGCCTTGCCAACGATTTATTTGGAGCAAGTGCAAGTGTAAACAGTGATGGTAATTGGTTATACATTGGTGCCCCGGGAGCAGGTAAAGTATATGCATATGGTAGACAAGTTATTACTTCAAGTATTCAGACAGTATCAGCAAGTGGCGCTAATAACGATTTTACGTTAACCGATCAAACTGTAACAGATGCAAGTGATATACTAGTAACTGGGGCGGTTCCGTATATTCCAAACATTGACTACATCATATACAATTCAAGTGGAACATATAAGTTACGATTTATTAACAGTAGTGGAGTCGCAACACCACCAGCAGCTGGATCTATTCTAGTAACATACCACACACATTATAAGTTATTGGATACATGGACGCAGGCAGTGGGATTTGGTGCAAGTATTAAGACTAATGCGAACGGTGATCAAATTGTTGTGGGTTCTTATGATGAGGCAGTGGGCAATGCGGTACAAGCTGGCAAGGCCTATGTGTACGACAGAATGATTGAGGGATTTATCTCCACAGGAAATAATAATACTTTCATCCCATCTCGGCCAATTGGAGATATTTTTAGAGTCACAATTGACGGAATGATCAAAGTTCAGGGTGTTGATTATAATCTAATTGGCAATAACATTCAATTTATTACCCCTCCGTTGGCAGGCACACAAATTGATATTGAAGTTAACGTTGAAATTAATACCTTTAATTTAATACAGGTACTAACCAATAACACTCCCGGTGATCGACAACAAATGGGTCGTAGCATTGATCTTTCTCCTACTGGAGATGTATTAGTCGGTGCCACACAATACACAACAAATAATTATAATAGTGGCGCAGTATACAGATTTACGAATCAGGGTCGTAAGTATGGTGTCATAACCAGCAACATTTACGAACCGACTGTAACAGTTGGTCATAGTATTAGGATTAACCGAGTAGAGATAACTTTCACTGAATCAACTCTTGCCCACGTGGTTAATAAAATCAATGGGTCCGGTGTTGCGGGCATATCGGCTGTAAATAATAACGGATATCTACAAATTACATCTACTAGAAATGTTCCTAATTATAAATTAGACATCCTGCCGGGCACCGGTACTGCACTGACTGATCTTGGATTGTTGGTATTTGCAGAAACTCAGAAAATCTTACACCCAGGAAATAACACCGAAGTGTTTGGCGCAGTAATCGCATCAAACGACACCGGTACGTCACTTGCTATTTCTAGTGTTGGTGGATCTATTATAAATCAAACTACTCTAGATTCGGATTCAACGACATTTGATGTTGCCAGTACTCAATTCTCAGACCAAGTGGGCAATACCGGAATGGTATACATTTACGACTTAATGGAAAATCCATATGAAAATGTAAGTAATCCTGCATTGTTTGCATATGTTCAACAATTGAATGCGCCTCACATTAGCTCAAATTATAATTTTGGATCTTCGATTGATATCATTGGTGATTACATTGCTGTGGGTGCATCAAACGGTAGCGAAATAACTCCACAGGGCGGTAGCATATATACTTTTGCAAGTGCAGGAATAACCCATGGTTGGGATCTAATCAGATATAAAGAACCAAGAGTAGATCAAGAGAGTATTGATAAGATTTATATCTACAATAAAACAACCAATACAATTCTGGCTAAAATGGATTACATTGATCCTGTAAAAGGAAAAGTACTAGGGGAAGCTCAACAAGATTTAGATTTTATTGCCGAATATGATCCGGCAATTTATAATGACGGTACCGGAATTGATACTGGTCCAACAAACAAATTTAATACATCATTCCACTGGTCAGATCTACAAGTGGGGAAAACTTGGTGGGATATAAGCCAAGTTCGATATATTGATTACGAACAAGATACACTGGTATACAGAAGCAAACATTGGGGGCAAGTATTTACTGGAAGTGTTTTCAAAGTATACGAATGGGTTGAGAGTCCGTATATTCCGAGCCAATATGTTGCCAACGGTGGTAACGGAATTCCCAAATATCAAGATAACAGTTCGTATGTAAGTTATACGCAAGTTGACTCGTCTACCGGATTGTTTAATGTCCGATATTATTACTGGGTGAGCGATAAAACCACAGTTGATGTAGATAGAACAAATAGGTCAAATAGTGTATATTCATTACAACAGATGTTGGCTTCTCCCAAGGATCAGGGTATCCCGTATGCTGCGGCCATTGCCACTAACGCAATAAACTTATACAACGTGGGAACTTACTTAACTGGAACTAATACAATATTACACATTGATTATAGTCCTAGAAAGGCGTCGAACATTATTCACAGTGAGTATGACTTAGTTGCAGAAAACTCTAGCACAGGATCCTTGCCAGCACGGATTGTGACCAAATTGCAAGATAGTCTTGCGGGACTTGATTCTGCGGGACTGGTGGTGCCTGATCCTAGTTTGGGCATATCTAGTCAAATTGGTATTGGTATTCGTCCTCGGCAATCTGTTTTTATTAACCGAATGACAGGCCTTGAAAACTTTGTTAAGTATGTTAATACAGTATTGGCAAAATCCCCAGTGGTCTACACTAGAGATTTGACTAAACTTAGAGCTGGGTCTGCATACCCAACATCAGGAACTGGTGCATGGACGATTAGTGTCGACACAAAAGCCGAATTGGCCTATGTTGATACAACTAGTATGCCCAATGGTTATAAGATTCTAGTATTAAATGATACAGACAATGACGGATTGTGGGCAATCTATTCGTGGGTAGCATCTACCCAAACATGGTTACTAGTACAAATTCAAAGTTACAAAACAGATATCTACTGGACCACAATAGACTGGTACGCAAGTGATTTTGATTATACATTGACCCCTACATATACAATTGATCTATATCAAGATATTGAAAAACTGAACCTGGTGCCCGGCGACACCATTAAATTGCGGGACAACGGTGAAGGTTCGTTTGTATATTATAGAGTTGCAAGTAATTCGGGGGTGGACCAAGTTGGAATTCAGAATGGCACTATTCAATTGAGTAGTACCCTCTACGACTTAGCTGCTGGCAAGATGGCCTACGACAATGATAACTTTGATACTATAAGATTTGACCAGACTCCTAACGAAGAAGTTCGACATATATTTGATGCTATACATAGCGATATATTCATTGATGATTTGGCAATTGAGTTTAATAGTTTGTTCTTTAGTCTAGTTAACTATATCTTTAGCGAGCAGAAGTCAACCGATTGGATATTTAAAACTAGTTTCATTAAAGTAATGCATAAGATTCGTGAATTAATTCAGTATCCAAGTTATGTCAAAGATAATCAAACATTCTACGAAAATTATATTAACGAAGTAAAACCATATAGAACTCAAATTCGTGAATATGTTCCAGCATATAACGGAATTGATTATTTACATACTGGTGCAACAGACTTTGATTTGCCATCACATTATGATTCAACTAGCAGAACATATCGCAGTCCCGACGGATCAAGCGTAACCGATCCGATATTTTTAAAGAGTGCAAGATATATTGATTGGTACAATAACCACAAATATTCTGTGGCATCAATTAACGTATCTAATGGTGGTACAGGATTTACTCTGGCGCCAAATGTTACAATCACTGGTGGTGGCGGCTCGGGTGCAATAGCATATGCTGAAATTAACACATTGTACGGGAATATTTCTGGCGTAACAGTAGTTAACCCCGGACGTGGATATACCTCTACACCAACTATTACTGTCAATGGTAACGGGACTGGGGCCGCATTAGTATCTACATTGCACAATGTATTCTATAGCCCAAGTCCCGCAGATAGTTATAATACGGTTAGAACCTTTGATACTGAAATAAAATTTGACCGAGTTGGATTCCGTGCAAATGTAGTTGATTGGACAGCCAATACCGCGTACACCGCAAATATCTCTGTGGGCCACGGAACCGGAAATATTTGGTTGCATGATGGCGACTTAGTCTCATATGATAGCAAATTGTATTATCCTTTTGCAGCCGCAGTAACAACCGAAACAACATTTGATTCTAGCTTTTATCAATTGGTAACTCCTGGTAATACTTTAGTTAAAGCCAATGAGCGTGTTATGGGAATGTACAGTCCCGGAGTTGGTATGCCGGGACGTGAACTAGCCACACTAGTTGGCGGAGTTGAATATCCGGGAGTTAAATTGCAAGGCATGGACTTTGCAAATACTCAAGCAACATTTATGGATTCTACTATCAGTAGTACATATTTGGACACGTCTATTGGCACTCGTCCGGAAGATATTAATATTGATGGTGGAGCATACGTAGATCGATTCAGTAGCCATGCACCCGAAGAATTGGTTCCGGGACGCATGTATGATGCACTTGATATGAAAGTGTTTACTAAGATCACTGGTAATACTGTGGTTCTTGGGTACAGAGCATTCTATAACATGAATGGTAATGTGACTTATACTCGTATTGCCAATGCGTATACAACAACTTTGAGTGCCAACTTAAACTTGACTGATAGTAATGTTCAAGTTACAGATGCGTCAATATTGCCAGCACCAAATCCAGCGATGGGTATTCCGGGTGTGGTGTTTATTAATGGTGAAAAAATTACATACTATACAAGAGACACAACCAATAATGTGATTGGGCAATTGCGTCGAGGTGTAGACGGAACCGGCTCGCCTGGCCTACATGCAGTTAACAGTTTAGTAGTTGATAGCAGTATTCAACAAGAGATTGTTGGAAATGTGCATACTAACACTTGGTTAAACATGACCGCAAACGTGGCCGACGGCACCGGATTTGAAGGGTCAACAACTTCTGAAGTGTTGTTCTTAAAAGCCAGCCCAAGTTATGCACAAGAAGCAGTGGTACAGAGCATATTTGTAGACGATAACGGAAACATTATTGTTGATAACTACGGTAACCCTTTGTGGACGTGATAAATGCCAATAAATAGATAAAAGAGAAACATAATGAGTACAATAACCATTTCAACGTTGCCAGAAACGCCTACCTTATCGGACGGAAGTTCGATCCCGTTAGAAACGTCAAATGTAACAAAACATATTACGGCTGCAAACCTTAAAGTCTATATGACTTCTAGCGTGAATGCCAATGTAACGGCCGCCAATAGCGCAATAGCCGCAGCCACCGCATCAATATCAACAGCCAATACCGCAATGAAGGGGTATGTGGACGCAGTTACTACCGCATGGCAATCAAATGCAACAGCTCAAGATACTGCAATCTCCGGGATACGTGCCAATATAACAGCCGCAAATGCTGCAATAGTAACAGCCAATACCGCAATGAAGGGGTATGTAGACGCAGTTACTACTTCTTGGCAATCAAATGCAACAGCTCAAGATACTGCAATTTCATCGTTACAGTCTAATATTGGATCATTTTATACATATGCTAACTTGCATTTTAGTGATAGCAGTTACGGTAATACTCAAGTGCAATCTTATATTGGCGCAAATGTTGGAGCATATCAAACTTATGCCAATGCCAATGCCGCAACTCAGGCAACCGGTATTAATACAATTAATGCTAATCTGGGTTCATTCCAAACCTATGCCAACTCCACATTCAGTACCAGTAATTATGGTAATACTAACGTAGCAGCTTACATATCGGTTAACTCAAATCCTGGAGTATTTGGTAATACGCAGGTGGGGCCATTTATGTATAGATTCTTGCCAAACTATGGTTTAGGCGGTATCACTGCAAATACCATTACCTCTAATATTGTTTCTGCGGTTAACCTAACATTATCAAGTGTACTACAATTTGCAAACTTAACAACATCACAAATAAACACAATAAGTCCAACATCACCGGGAATGACAGTGTATAACTACACCACTGGTAATATCCAGGTACATAACGGTACTAAGTGGGCAAATATCACCTTAAGTTAGGCAATAAATATATGAATACATCTGAGAATACAGAAGAAATAATGGAAAATCAACCTATGGAACAGCAGAAACCAGACGAACAGAGCGGAATGCACATCCGCGGGCACATCAAAATTCACGATCCTGAAACCGGGGAAGTGTTCATTGACAAGCCTAATGCAATTCACTATGAGAACATCAGTGAAGCACTGGCCTACTGTCTAGCAGACAAAACAGGAAACTTTATCGAAACCATGCGTTTTGGTAACGGTGGTACCAGCGTTGATCCAACTGGGGTGATTAACTATCTTCCGGCCAACACCAATAGTCAAAATGCCACATTATATAATCAAACATTCTCTAAGATTGTTGATGATACCAGTGCCAGCAACTTGGATCCATCAAATAACAAAATGGAAATACGACATATTCCCGGACAAGTATTCTCGGACATTGTTGTAACTTGTTTGATTGATTATGGTGAACCAGCTGATCAAGCGGCATTTGATAATAGTCAAAATTTAAATCAGTCCTACGTATTTGATGAATTGGGATTGTTTAGTACAGCAGGTAAAATGATTACGCATGTGGTATTCCACCCTGTACAAAAGGCCCTAAACCGTAAAATTCAAATCGATTACACTGTGCGTATTCAAGCCTTAACTAACTTAAGTGCGATCGGATAATAAACAATGTCATATCTAGTTAATAAAACAGACGGTACACTGATTGCAACAGTCTTAGACGGGCAAACAGACAATACCGCAACCAGCATTATCTTAATTGGTAAGCAAGTTACCAACTATGGTGAATTACAAAATGAAAACTTTGTACACATCATGGAGAACTTTTCAAGTACTATTGATCCACCTCAACCGCTTGGTGGTCAATTATGGTGGAATAGTGATAAGAAAACTATGCAGGTGTTTGATGCTACACAATGGCGTCCTGTCACTGGGTTTACTAGTGCTAACTCTGCCCCTAGTAGTAGTTATGTTGGCGACCAGTGGTATGATGCAACCAATCAACAATATAAAGTCTATAACGGAACTGCCTGGTTAACAGTTGGCCCGGCATATAGTGTATTAGACGGAGTCAGTGGGGCCATTGTCGAGAATGTATATGATACCGGACTTAACAAACACACCATCGTTAAAGTATATCATAACGGTAACGTAACTGCAATTATTAACAGAGATGCGGCATTTACTCCAAACGTTACAATCAGTGGGTTTACCACGGTCCGACCCGGAATCAGTTTTACCAGTGCAGTTGATGCAATTAAATTGTACGGCACTGCAACCAATTCAGACACATTGGGCAATTTGACAGCAAGTCAGTTTTTACGTAGTGATGTAGATGCAATTGGTACAGGCAGATTAAGTATACAAAATCAAGTTGACATTGGTCAAAATAACGAACTTAACATTAGAATTAATGGTCTCGGACAAGCCCTAGTTAAAAATATCGCAAACAACGGCGATATCATTCTTCAATCTAACTCAGCTGGTGTAACTAAATCTGCGTTAACCATGCGCGGTTCGGATGGCCGAGTATTAACAGCGTATGATCCAATTGACAATCTTGGATTGGTGACTAAACAATACTCAGATATCTCAGTGGCAACTCTACACGACAATGTAGTAGATTTTATTACAACGAACGTGGCCGCATTAACCAACACGATTACCGTAGTACAAGCAAACTTAACCGCAGCAAATGCTGCAATTTCAAGTTTGAATTCGTTAAAAGCCCCGCTGGCTAGTCCAACGTTTACAGGAACGCCCAAGGCACCTACTCCGTCAGTGGGAGATACAACTTCTAACGTTGCCACTGCTGCATTTGTGGCGTCTGCAATCAGTAATCTTGATCCTACTATGATATACAATGGAACAAGTTACGTAAAAGTAAATAGTGCCAATGTATCTTTAGTAGTATCGGGCACAACAGTTATGACAGCATTGAGTAGCGGAATGACTACTATCACTCAATCGTCCGGTGATAATACTACCAAAGTTGCAACAACAGCATTCGTGGATCGTGGTATTAAGAATTTTGTATTAAACAGTACCAAGTACCAACCAACCTGTTATGTGTCAAGTCTAACCCCAGATAACAACACCGGGGCCGATGGAGATTTCTGGTTTCAATACACTTAAGGTAGTACGATGGCAAATTCTTTAGACACCGTTTACTACGTAACTTTACCATACATAGGAGGCAGATATTATGTCACTATGCCCACTGATGGATTTTCTTCACAGGTGGGATTTAAGCTATGGGGAGCCGGCGGAGCATCGGGCGGAGCAGATTCACATATAGGTGCATCCGGCGCCGGCGGTGGATTTGTATCCGGGAATATGTGGGTGTTTCCGGGACAATTAATTGAAGTCTACGTGGGACAAGGTGGTGGCATTGGCACAAGTGGAACCAATGGTGGTGGTGGCACCAACGGAAAAAGTGCAACTAATTACAGTGGCGGTGCCGGAGGCAACGCTGGGCCAAGCGGATGGAGTGGCGGTGGTGGCGGTGGTGGCGGAGCAACCTTAATAAAAATCAATGGAGATTTACGAGCCATTGCCGGTGGCGGTGGTGGTGGTGGAGGAGGTGGTAATAGCAGTAACGGAAACCCAGCCGGCACAACATTTAATCATACCTATAAAGATGGACTTGCAATATCGGACCAAAGCAAAGGCTGGGGCGGCGAACATCATCCGGGTGATGGTGGCGGCGGTGGAGGTGGCGGAGGTGGCAATGCAGGCGGTGGAGGCGGAGCTGCAGGTGGCGGAGATAACGGCGGCACTGGCGGTGCCAACGGCACAAACGGATTTATGGGAGAACAACCACTATTAGTTGGAGAATATTGTTCTGGTACAGTACCTGCTGGATCTACTGACACATATTATCCTGGTGGTCATGTTGGATATGGCGGATCGCCTGATGCTGCTAGTTGGAATTATTATTCCAATGGTGGATCAAATGGTGCCTGGAGCGGGTTATTAAACAACTATAGTGTTTGGCAAGGTGACGGAGATTATACTTATAAAGTATATTTTCCTGCAACACAAACATATCAATTTGATTTAGCAGTTGATAACTATGGCTGGTTATATGTTGATGATGTTAATATATTATATGCACCGAGTTACAACAGCGTATGGTCAACAACATACACAGTTACAGCAGGATACCACACAGTCAGAATAAATGGTGTTAACACCGGAGGTCCTGGCGCCATTGGTGCACAGATTTTACAAAATGGATCTCAGATTTGGACCACACGTTCACAAATTGATCCCACTGCCAGTGGTAACCCGACACCTGCAGGTGGTGATGGATATGCAGTATTGGCGTTTTATCGTACATCGGGATTCTTTGTCAAACAAGCCGGGGAATATCGTAGAATATACCCTCGTATAAAAGTAAATGGTGCATACACAAACAGAGTATCATCTTGGATTAAAATTGATGGTGAATGGGTTTCGGTTAATAACGGTATACAAGTTAATTTCAGTAATGATTCGACCAATTGGGGAGACCCGGGGTATTTGGCTGCTCCATTGGCACCTAGCTACAGTAGTGGTGGTGGTGGCGGGGGCGATGGTGGCGGGGGCGATACTGGAGGAGGATTTGACGCCGGCGGCGGCGGAGGTTGCTTCTTGGCAGGTACAATGATTACCATGGCAGACGGTACAAGTAAAGTAATTGAACAAATAGTTGCAGGTGAGTATGTGCTAGAAGCACAGACAAATATGCCGGCAAAAGTCATTGGCATTAAAACTCGTAAGCATGATACAGACAAGTATGTGTTTTCATTGAGTAAGAAAGTCAAACCTTATATTACAGAAGAACATCCGTGGTACAATGATAAAAACGAACTGTGTGCCATTAGTGAATTGGCATCTGCACTGGCTCCATGGTTGGGCCCAATTAACATAGTTGATGTTCCCAACAAGAAGAAAATCAAAGAAGCGGTCACTGTCTACAACCTAATGTTAGAGACTGGTGAAAGTCATTATGCAAATGATGTTCCGGTGAATAACATTGTCAGAAATGGTGGTATATACGTGTTGGTGTACAAAGGTCTACTAGACCAAGAGACTTATGATAACTATGTGTACAACCCAGATAACCAGGCAATGCCAGCACACGTTCAACGCTGGTTTGCTAATGGAACATATCGTGTTGCCAAATACATATCTGAGCATGATACAGTAACCAGCAGAACTGTTGCAAAAGCAGTTGTTTGGGCAGTTAAACATCGCGGTGTGTTTGAACGTCCGATACGGGCATGGGTGCGTAGTCCGTTGCGAAACGCAATATTTAATTTGTTTAGGAAGCGTAAATAATGATAATTCGATTTAGTGCAAACTATTTGCCACTTTCTTGGGTAATTAAATTTTGGACATTGTCCAAGGTTTCTCATGTAGAGTTTATTTTTAGTGATGGTACTATGATTTACCCCAGTGTTGAAACTGGACATGTTATATTGACTAGACGTAAACGTTATCCATACATTTATGAGTTTGAATTAGACATTACCAAACAACAAGAAGTAGAACTTAGGACGTGGGCAGAAGAACAAATCGGTACAACCTATGACTGGACTTCGTTGGCTCCGTGGAATATTTTCATTAAACGCAAAAAGTCATGGTGGGGCGATGGCTCATACTGGATGTGCAGCGAATTCTGTGCAAAAGGGTTGTCGCACATAGGTATAAATCTTTTTGATAACACTTTTAAAAAAATAACGCCCGAACACCTATTTCAAAGAATCAAGTTGCTAGATCGGGCAACATACATAGAAAAGGATTAATATGTTTACATTAGAAGAACTGACAACAAAGTTTAATACGCTGAGTGATGAGCAAAAGAATAAAGTATTTGAGGAAGCAACAGCCAATGCAGAATTTTACAATAGAGTTTTGCCTGATCTTCCGCTAATTCTCTATATCTTAAAAGGGGACGAAGGGGTTCCACCAAGTTATCATGGTCCCATTATTCAAAGTTATAAAGAGTGGAAAAATAACCGATAAATAACTAATAATCGGGTAAAAGAATGGCTTATACAATTTCATTAACAAACGGGACTAGCCTATTGGGCACAACGGGGCTGGTCGACGGCACAATTGACACTACCTCAACTAGTCTATCATTGGTTGGTAAAAATTACCCCGGATATGGTGTTTTTATGATGGAAAATTTTGTAAAATTATTAGAAAATTTTACAAATACAACAGCACCTTTATCGGCGTTGCCCGGACAAATTTGGTTTGATTCAGGAAGTAAAGTATTAAAGATCAATGTTGCAACCACACTTGGCGCAACAGCAACATGGAAAACACTCGCGGGTATTACTAGTGCTGCATCAAAGTCTGCAATTACCATTACTCCAGTGGTTGGGGAATTTTGGTGGGATACTGCAAATAGTCAACTTAAAGTTTATAGTGGATTACTTTCACAAGGTGATACCGGTTGGATCACAGTTGGGCCAGCAAGTAATACAAGCACAGGACAATCAGGTGCACAACCTGACACTGTAGTCGACTCCTTATCAGTGCCACACGTTGTGGTTAAATTTTACATCAGTAGTGACCTGGTTGCTATTCTGAGCAAGGATGCTGAATTTATACCCGGCACACCGATTACAGGTTTCAGCTCAATCAAGCCAGGATTTAACTTAAACACTGGATTAACAAATCAGCTACAATATTTTGGTAATGCAAATGTGGCGTTGAACTTATCGATTAACGGTACCATAGTTAACGCAGCTAGTTTTGCACGTACAGACGTAGTAACAACATCAACGGTACCACTTACAACTAGCAACGTATCCGGATTGAGTATTGGTCCCACAAGTGATTTTGTAGTTAACGTAAGTTCTGCAACTACATCTGTGGGTCTGTTCAATAACGATAATAACTATGATACTGTGTTCTATGTCAAAAGCGGTGGTATTACAACCTCTGTATTAAAAGCCAACGCAGCCCTGGGAGCTGTACAAGTTTATCAAGATCCAACAACAGGTCTTGGTGTTGCTACAAAACAGTATGTTGATTCATCAAATGTAGCGATTTCTTCAGCAGTTCTGAAGCGCGATGGATCTAATACGATTACCGGTAATATCAAACCTGCAGCCAACGTGAGCTACGATTTGGGATCCACGATAGCATGGTTTAATAACATTTATGGCAGATCTTATCAAGCCGCATACGCTGACTTGGCAGAACGCTTTGAATCTGATGCTGTTTATGATCCAGGAACAGTGGTTGAGATGGGCGGGGCCAACGAAATTACCGCAGTTAGGGACGAACTTAGCGAATCTGTGTTTGGAGTCATAAGTACTAATGCAGCTTACCTAATGAATTCTCAGGCTGGATCAAACGAAACTCACCCACCAGTTGCGGTGCAAGGACGTGTTCCAGTTAAAGTGATTGGTCAGGTACGCAAGGGAAATAGATTGGTCAGTGCTGGAAATGGTCTAGCAAGGGCAGCAACTCGAAAAGAGCTAACCCCGTTCAATGTAATCGGACGTTCCTTGGTTGACAAGGAAACTGAAGATCAGGGTGTAATACAGGCTATCGTGAGAATAAATAGCTAATATTAGGAATTAAAAAATGGCATACGGTTCAGGAAATAATATTATTGCGTTGGATTACAACACCTTCGCACAAGGCGGCGCTTCTGTCACACACGGAACAGCAAACATTAATACAATTTGGGGCACTGGTAGTGGTGATAAAGGTTATGGACAAAGTACCACGTTGTCCACTGTTTCGGCAACAACCGATACAGTAACCGCTACCCAGTGGTCTACTATGATCTCTAGATTAAATAGCATCCTTACTCACCAAGCAGGATCAGGATCAGGAATTTCTGCTCCAACAGCAGGTGCAACCATTGCATACCTGAGCTCATTGAGCACTAGTATCAGTACAGCATATACAAATAGAGCAACAGCCGCAACAAATGCAACCGACGTGACCGGCACTGCACCTTCAGCATATACTTGGAATACAGCTACTCCTACTACAGCACAGATTATTCGTACTGCAACTTGGGCCAACGCAGATCAAGCTCGTTATTTCTTTAATGCTGGCGGCAAACTGGTATTAACATTCTCATTGGTTAACACATTGGGTAACACAAAGGGCGCTGACTGGTTGTCTTTGCTTAATACTAAATTAGCCAGTATCACCATTGGTGGTTATACTAACGTTCGTAACGGTACTGGTGGTACTGCTAGTGCAACCAATGCCGCTATTGGATATTGGAATGCTGGTACAAGTAACAACAGCATGATTACATTGACTAGTGCAAGTGGTACAGCTGACTATGGTAGCAACAGCGTTGCAGTTGGTATTAAAACAAACGGTGTACAAGGTGCAAACGGCGACGTTGGTACAATTATGACATTCCAGATTGACTTAAGCGATGTGGCTGCTGATACTAACACAGCACCAAGTAACCCAGCACTGCCTGGCGGTGTTGCGCCCTCGCAAGGTGCATTCAACGATTCGTTAAACGTGGCAATCACAACAAACATCACAATTCGTCCACCAGAAACAACTAACTTAACAACTAGTATTAGTAATCCGGTTATTGCGTAATTCTAAAAACTCATAAAAAGCACTTTCGGGTGCTTTTTATTTGACTTCTGTTTCGACTTCAGCTAAACTCTATACAAATGAGTAACATATCCAAAATTGTGGAACAAGTTCGTCTGGCCACAGACTTTAATATCAATAAACAGATTCTACGAGAAAAAATTCAAACAGAATTGCACATTGCCCACAATGGTGGCATGTTTAAAATAACACCGGAACTGATTGCGTTTGTTAAAGATTGGCCGTTAGATACCCTATACGTCGAAGATGTTTATCAAAATCCCATTGAGATAGATCGACAAGTATTTTTAGTAACAGCACAGCAACATTATCATCGTGTGATGAATGAATGGCATCAACAATATGCAGAACTTAGAAAAATCCGCAAAGTCTAGAGGTGTTGTAATCTTTGCAACTAATACCCAAGAAACAGATTATATCGGTATTGCAGAACAAAATACCAGACTTGTACGACATTTTTTAGGGTTACCTACTACCATTGTAAGTGCAAAGGATACTGGCAGTAATAAAAGATTTAGTACCGACACTGGCACATTTGTAGAATGGAAAAATTTTGGAAGACATGAAGCATATGCAGCAAGTCCGTATGATGAAACGATTGTTATTGACGCCGATTATCTTGTATTTGACAATAGTCTACTTCAGTTATTTGAGTGCTCGTTTGATTATTTGTTGTTCAACAAAAATCGGTATGTGAACATTCCTCAACAACCCAGCGTAATGGGTCCACATAGTTTACCTTATGTCTGGGCCACAGCATTTTTATTTCGCAAAACAGAACCGGCTCGACTGTTCTTTGAACTAGTGGCAAAAATTAAACGTAACTATGACTACTACAGACTTTTATACAATGTGCAGGAAGGCAATTTTCGCAACGATTACGCTTTCGCAATCGCCCACTATATACTCAACGGATATGATCTGGCCTCAAAGAGTTTTGCTCCATTTCATATTCTCACCTTCACTGGAGCAATTGAGAGTATACAGGCCTCTAACAATATGGTTGTGCGAACACCCGATACTGGGTTCGTACTTACTCGTCAAAACTTACATATTATCTCAAAATCCTGGCTATCTGGGCCCGCCTTAAAAGAATTAGTTGATCAATGTCTAGACATTTCGCCCAACAAGGATTTGTAACCTTAGCAATTAATACTGATACAACTGATTACCTACGTCTTGCGTATCTACAGGCGCTAAATATTAAAGCAACACAATCAGTTAAACAATGTGCAGTCATTGTAGATCAAGCAACCCTTGAACAAGTTACTGATAAACATCGACAAGTATTTGATCATGTTATTCCCACTAATCGAGTAGAAGGCAACGGGCCTTATGCCAACGAATGGCATGTATGGTGGTTAACTCCGTACAAAGAAACAGTTAAACTAGAAAGCGATTTGTTGTTCACACGCAGTATAGACCACTGGTGGGATGCATTTAGATTACATGATGTTTGTCTAAGTCATGGGTGCAAGACGTATCAGCAGACACCTGGCACTAGTCGAAAGTATCGTCAGTTGTTCGACGATAACAAACTACCGGATACTTATAATGGGTTAATGTATTTTCGTTATAGTGAGACCGGTAAGCAGTTCTTTGAGTTGGCCCGGCAGATATTTGAAAATTGGCCGGCAGTACGTGCAGAGCTTAAAAATTGTACAGACGAGTATCCCACAACTGATGTAGTATATGCATTGGCTGCAAAGATTATGGATACCCCTTGTTATAATCCCGGCTTAGATTTTATTAATTTTGTGCATATGAAATCCGGTATGCAAGGATGGAGCGATGATCAACCATGGACTGAATATTGTATAACAGAACGTAACGCGGATATGATACGTATTAACAACATTAATCAGTTGCATCCTGTACATTATCACATAAAAGATTACGCAACAGACGAATTAATTGAATATTATGAGCAAAGAATTAGCAGAAGCATTTAAAAACATACAACCGATTCCAGAAATACAAATAGAATATCGTTTGTACTATGATACTGATGGTAATCCATTGGTAATGAGTAGTCACAATCATCCCGAAGGTGGTACCTATGTAGTAATAACAAAACAGCAGTACGATCGTTCCAATTATAATTGTGTAGTGATCAATGGCAAGTTAATATTTGACATACCAAATAGAGTTTGTGTACAATTAAAGAAAAGCAATACTGGTGTAGCCATTGTAAAAGGCCACGCCAGTTTAGTTGCGGAAGAACCATATCCGGAAATAGAGTACTATGACAGAAATAGTTGATGTAGCAGATTTAGATTGTATATTTTTAACCTATGACGAACCAAAAAAAGAAGAGTTTTGGGTCCAGGTTCAGAATACGGTACCTTGGGCAAAACGAGTCGATGGCGTATTGGGATCTGACGCAGCGCATAAGGCGGCCGCTAATGCTTCAGATACAGAGAGATTTATCCTTATCGATGGGGATAACCTCCCGGATCCGTTATTCTTTAACCAGCAGATGGTTTTGGATGACAATAATCGCGACTGTGTTTTTAGGTGGCGAGCACGTAACAATATAAATGGATTGATGTATGGAAATGGAGGACTTAGTTCGTGGACCAAAGATTTTGTTCTCAATATGGAGACTCATGAGGCAAGTCGAGGCGATGCAGAAACTTGTGTTGAGTTTTGTTTCCACCCCCGCTACTGGGCAATGGCCGATTGCTACTCAACAACATTTCCTGGAGGAAGCCCCTATCAAGCCTGGCGTGCAGGATTTCGTGAGGGCGTTAAAATGTGTCTGGATCGCGGAGCGAAGCCCAACATTGGTGATTTTAAATCTCGAGTGGTATCACGCAATTTCGACAATCTCTGCATATGGCAAACGGTTGGAGCAGATACAGAGAATGGGTACTGGGCAGTATACGGTGCTCGTCTCGGCACCTATCTTACCATGCTCACCGACTGGGACTATACTGAAGTCCAAGACTTCACAAAACTTGCAGATCTCTGGCAAGAGTACCAAGATCGAGAAACTGATCATTGTCGAGAGATAGGCGATACTTTGCGTAAACGATTGGGATTGTCTATTGTAGATATGGATCCCGATGATAGTCGGTTCTTCAAACATCATTACATGAGCCAGTACAAAAATAAAGGTATAATGGCTCGAGAATGACTACATTATTCTGTTCAGTGCCCGGTACACTAAGTAACGATCCGGTTCTTGCACCTGCTATACTAAAAGCCTGTGCGGAATCTTCTGGGTTTAGTGCAACGGCGCTAGATTTGAATATAGAGATTGTTAATCGTATACAGCATAACAAAAATAAATCGTTGATAGAACGTTTCTTTGTAAATCAAGAGATTGATGATATAGTTAGTGACGAAATTGGTGATATAATAGAATATTGCGCCGAAAGAATACTATCTTATAATCCAACAATATTAGGACTAAGTTTACTAACACAGGATAATCAATTTTTTACAATATGGTTATGTCACTATTTAAAAACCGTGACACCAACATTAAAAATAGTTATTGGTGGTAGCGGTATTAAAAATTTTATAGCTCAGACTGATGTCAGTTTTGCTAACCTATTAAGGGATACAAAGTTAATTGATGATTACATATATGGCGACGGCGAATATGCTGTTGTAGAATACCTTAAAGGGAATTATCTTTATCCTGGTATAAATTCTAGCGATTGGCAGGCCATAACAGATTTAAATTTATTGCCGCACTCGGATTTTAGTGATTACAATTTTAAACAATATACAAACATCGGCATACCTATTTGTGATAGTCGTGGATGTGTTAGAGCTTGTGAATTTTGTGATATTATTGAACATTGGAAAAAGTATCAGTTTAGAACGGCAGACAATATATTTGCGGAGATGTTAAGTCAAATAGAAAAATACAACATAACTCATTTCTTATTTTATAACAGCTTGACAAATGGTAACATGAAAGAGTTTACAAAACTATTGGACTTAATGGGAGACTACAATGATACTCATTCCAGACAAATATCATGGGTAGGATACTTTATTATACGAAACAGCAAACAACATCCGGAAAGTTTTTGGCAAAAGATAAAAAAGACCAACGGTACACTACAATTAGGAGTTGAGAGTGTAGTAGAAAAAGTTCGAATTGCACTTGGTAAAAACTTTAGTAATGATGATATTGATTATCATTTAGAAATGGCAAAAAAGTATAATGTTCCGGTAATGCTATTATTAATTGTGGGATACCCAACAGAAACTAAACAAGATTTTGAATTTACCAAGCAATGGTTTGTTGATAGACAGCAGTATGCGCGAAGTCCGGTATATAGTGTAGTTACATCACTAGCTGCAATCTTACCAAATACTAAGCTAGATAGAAATCGTGGCAAGTATGGCATTGTCTCCGGTGAAGTTCCGACTGTGTGGTTAACACCGGTTAGTGAAATATCAGTTCAGTACAGATTACAATACCTTAATGAATTACTGGATACGCTAAAGACACACGGGTTTCAGGCAACATCAGGTAATGACAATGGGGTTGAGACAGCAAATAATGAAGCCAACAGGTCCCGCATATGAATTTAACACTGGGTTGCACAAATAAACGATATAATGGATCTATGTCAATTGAGATTATTGAGAATAACAAGTCATTGTATCTAGGAAAAGATTTGCCCAACGGGCCTTTAGAAATAAACTGTAATATACAATGGCCAACTACGCTAACTATTAAACTCAGTAACAAAGGTCCAGATGATACCGAAATGCAAAACGATAATGTAATAAACGATAAAGCCATAGTATTAGAAACCTTGTCAATTAATAACTTTCCTTTAGAAGTTCGGGTAATGGAACAACTAGTAAACAATACAATATATTGGGGATTTAACGGAACTGTTGATATGATTTTTACGGAAAAGAACCCAACACGCTGGATGTTAAAAATAAAAAATGCATTTTATATGAATCGACTTTTATGGAAATAAAGAAAAGTGACTTTATGACAGCTGCTGATGAGATGAAGGCCAAATTGGGACCTTCTCTATGTCTGGCCAAATGGAAACAAGTTAGTCTACACCTACCAACTGGGTTAAACAACAGTTGTTATCATCCACCATTACATCGAATAGATCCCGAGGCAATTGCCATCAATCCGGGTGCATTGCATAATACTGAGCATAAGAAATCTCAACGTGTTATTATGTTACGGGATGAACGTCCACAAGAATGTAGTTACTGTTGGACTCAAGAAGATTTGGGTAATCTAAGCGACAGGCATTATCGTAGTGGCGAGCCATGGGCCGCAAGTGATTATGAACTAATTAAAAACTCAACAGGACTTGAGGATGATGTTATACCTTCTTATGTAGAAGTCAACTTTAATCACGCTTGCAACCTAAGGTGTAGTTATTGTAGCCCCCAATTTAGTAGCAGTTGGGCCGACGAAGTGGCCAGGCACGGAGCATATCCTACTAGTAGCCCGCACAACGATCCTGTGCATTTTACAGGCACTAGAAGACCCATACCGGCTCGTGAAGACAATCCGTATGTTGATGCGTTTTGGAAGTGGTGGCCAGAATTGTATCCTAAGTTAAAACACTTCCGTATGACCGGCGGCGAACCCTTAATGGATAAAAACACATATAAAGTATTTGACTATGTACTTGCTATGCCCAACCCAGAATTGCATTTAAATGTCACAAGTAACTTTAGTGTAGATACAAATTTGTTTGACAAATACATAGGTTATGTAAAACAGTTGTGTAACACACAAATTGAACATTTCATGCAGTATGTTAGTCTGGATTCAGGCGAACCCATGCACGCCGAATACATACGTGATGGATTAGTTTTTCGAAGGTTGTACAACAATGTACATACATACTTAGATGAAATTCCAAATCGTAATAGCCTAACATTCATTATCACAATGAATAATTTAAGTGTGCTAGGACTACAACAACAATTAGAATGGATACTTGAACTACGCGGCATATACAGTAAAACATATCAACGTGTTTGGTTTGATACTCCGTTGTTACGTAGTCCAAGTTGGCAAAGCCTACAGATATTGCCGCCTGTGTACGCAGACCGATTAGAGGGCATTGCTGACTGGATGGAGTTACATAAAGAAACCGCAGATCGACCATTTCAAGGATTTAAAGATTACGAAATACAACGTATGCGGCGTGACATAGATTGGATGAAAGAAGGTAGCAAACTTGATCCAGAATATGTTAAACTACAACGTGCAGACTTTTATCGTTTCTTTAATGAACATGATAACCGCAGACACACAGATTTTTTAAGGACTTTTCCGCAGATGAAAGAATTCTGGGACGAGTGCAGATACTATGCCCAGAATTAATAACGAAACTGATTTAGAATACAAACGCAGAGTTATTGACATCAAGTCAGAAAGCTTCTGTGGTGCCAAGTGGTATAACGCCACTATCTGGCTGGGTAGTGGGCAAACCACTAGTTGTCATCATCCATTACCACACGCCATTGACCGAGATGCAATTAAAACTAACCCCAGTGCTATTCACAATACGCAAAAGAAAAAGATGGAACGTGAGCAGATGCAAAAAGGCGAACGTCCCAGTGGATGTGAATACTGCTGGAAGATAGAGGACATAGGCCGTGATAACATTAGCGACCGCGTATACAAAACAGTAATATATTCAGATGAGGATCTAGCTTATGCACAACGTACTCCGGCAAGTGAAGACATTAATCTACAAACACTTGAAATTGCTTTTGATCGTACTTGCCAGTTTGCTTGTAGTTACTGTAACCCTGCTTTTAGTACAACATGGGCTAACGATATTAAGCGAAACGGGCCCTATACCGGATTGGTCAGTGACGGTAGGAACCATTTTACTCACAGTCATGATAGCAGTCAATTGTATAAATTCGGTGAAGTTAATCCTTACGTGGAAGCATTCCACAAATGGTGGGAAACAGATCTCCACAGAACATTAAAGGAATTACGCATTACTGGTGGCGAACCGTTAATGTCGGGCGAGACATGGAAGCTGATTGAGTGGTTTAAAACAAACAAAGGCAAGAGTACTACACGTCTTGCTATCAACAGTAATTTGGGAACAGATGTAGATATTGACCGCTTATTAAATAGTATTGATGGTGTGGAAGTTGATTTGTATACCAGTAATGAAAGTGTCAGTTTACAAGCAGAATATATCCGTGACGGATTGGTATGGGACGACTGGGCAAACAATGTAGAACGTTTACTAAACTCGGGTCGGTTCCGTGGCATGCATGTCATGTGCACCGTTAACGCCTTGTGTTTGGATAGTCTCAGTAGTTTACTAGAATGTATTCAACAATGGAAAGTTGAATATGGCAAAGATGCAATCAACTTCTCGCTAAATATATTACGCTTTCCAAGTTTTCAAAGTCCGTTAGTACTCTCAGATGATATACGCAAACACTACCAAGCCGATTTACAAAGTTGGTATGATGCAAACGCTACAAGTCCCTTCTTACACAAGTTTGAACTTGATCAGTTACAACGCTTAATTGATTATTTGGATGTAGTTAAAACTCCGCATATCGGCGCCGCCGAGCAAAACATTTTACAAAAAGATTTCAAACAGTTCTACACGCAATACGATCAACGTAGAAATAAAAACTTTGAACAAACATTTCCTGCATTAGCAGATTGGTATAGGACACTATAATGGCTGAAGATTTAAACGATTATTATAAAGATTATAACTACGGTGCCCGCAAGCCGGTATACATCAAAGAGGATCAACTGCGTCCAGATCAACTTGATCGATTGATCAAGAGCGATCAGTTTTGTATGATACCATGGATTCACATGCATGCCTTTCCGGACGGCCGTGCGTATCCTTGTTGTTTAAGTGAACCACAGCATCCAATCGGTAATCTCAAAACACAAACCATGTGTGATATATGGAATGACGAGCCATTAAAAAATATGCGTAAGCGTATGTTAATTAATCAGCCATGTAAAGAATGTACCAAGTGCTATGAACAAGAAGATAGCAAATTATTCAGTATGCGTGAAAGTGCAAATAAAAACTTTGGACACCATATTGGATTAGTAGACGATACAAAAGAAGATGGAACCTATGATGATTTTAAACTCCGCTATTACGATATTAGATTTAGTAATCTTTGTAATTTTAGTTGTAGGACTTGTGGCGGGATCTTTAGTAGTAGCTGGTATAGAGATGAAAAAGCTGCAGGATGGGATCCAAAACACCCGCAAGTGATGTATGCCGGTAAAGATAAAGGTGACATGTGGGAACAGATGCAAGAGCATATTCCACATCTAGAACAAATTTATTGGGCCGGTGGCGAGCCCCTGATCATGGAAGAACACTGGAAAGTGCTAGACGAACTGGTCAAGCGCAAAATGTTCCATGTGCGACTAATCTATAACACCAACTTCAGTGAAATGAAGTTCAAGGGTCGAGACGTATTTGAAATGTGGAAACTATTTGATTGTGTCAGTGTGGGTGCTAGTCTTGATGGCAGTTATGCTCGTGGCGAGTATATACGTAAAGGACAAGACTGGCAACAGACTGTAGACAACCGCAAACGTATGCTTGAAGTATGTCCTAATGTGGACTTTTATGTTAGCAGCACAGTTAGCATGATGAACGTGTTGCACATCACTGACTTCCATAGAGAGTGGAGTGAAATGGGACTATTGCGTCCAATGGATTGGAATATTAATATTCTACAACATCCACACCGTTATCGCGTAGATGTGTTACCCGAACATTTAAAACAACAGGCAGTGGAAAAACTCAAAGCACATATTGAGTGGTTACGTCCGTTAGACAATCTTACTCGAGCAACCAGTGGATATGAGGGTGTTATTAATTTTATGATGGCACATGATAGTACTGATCAACTGGGTGAATTTTTTAAAAACAACAACATTATTGATAATGTACGAAAAGAAGATTTCTTTTCAGTGTTTCCTGAACTAGCAGATTTAAAGAACTATGCACCTACCTGATACAATATGTATGCTACCCTGGGTTAGTATTGAAACTAGTCCAATGGGAACGAGCCGCCCATGTTGCTTGGCACATGATGAGATCACCGACGAGCATGGGGTCAAGTACGACCTAAAAACAACAACAATAGAAACTATTTACAAGAGCCAGTACATGCAGGATCTACGTAGACAGTTTCGTGCTGGCGAAAAGCCTGCAACATGCAATCGTTGTTGGGACGAAGAAGCTGCAGGCAAGGACAGCAAACGCATCCATAGTCGTGTACGTTTAAAAGAAATGTACAAAGACGTGGATTGGGCAAATGATAGTCCTGATCAACTTTGGTTTATTGATTTAAAACTAGGCAATATCTGCAATCTTAAATGTCGTATATGTGGCTCGTGGTCAAGCAGTAAGTGGGCACAAGAAGAAATGGCATATCTTCCACCTGGTGTTAATAAAAAATCTCATATTGCTTACACGTGGCTTAAGGCAGGTAGGTGGCCCGAAGAAAGTCCGGACTTCTGGGCCAATTTAAAAACTCTATTGCCACAAATCAAGTACTTTGAGTTTACTGGTGGAGAACCTTGGCTCATTGAAGAACATTGGGACTTGTTGCGCCATGCTGTGGCAACTGGTGATAGTAAGCATATTGACATACACTACAATACCAATGCCACTGTAGATGCATTGGGGTTTGAAAAGTCTTTTTTGTGGAATCATTTTGGTCGTGTTGACATTGCCTTTAGCATTGATAATGTGGGTAATCGTTTTGAGTACGAACGATATGGTGCAAAGTGGGACGAGGCAAATGAAATCATTGATGGTATTCATTTCGCTCGGAATGTAGACACCCCCAATATTACTACACAACTTTGTTTTACTATCAATATACAAAATGTGTACTACTTAGATGAACTATTAGCTTGGGCCGACACAAAAGGGTTTGGCAGTATCTACTTTAATATGTTACACAGTCCCGACCATATGAGCATACAGTATATGACTCCGGCAGCACAAGAACTGGTGTTGAACAAACTAAAAACAACATTTTGGACTACAGCCAAGTATCAACAAGAAATTGATAATGTTATACAGTTCATTGAAAATGGACCCGGTAGCGATGGTCAAGAATTTCTAAGACAAATGCAACGTACTGATGCATATCGTAAACAAGATTTTAGAGATACCCACGTAGAGATTGCAACAGCGATGGGATATGAGTAAGACGATTGTATATCATCCAAATGACTGGACTAATCTCAATGCACCTTTCTTAGAGTTGATTTGGAAAAGATTTGTTCAGATAGAAGAATATGATCCTAGTAAAACGTATAGTCCAGCAACTCACATTTTTTGGACCGGGTGCCTTAATACAAGTAAATGGTATGCATCACACTATGAAGATGGGTGCAAAGTAATCGTTGATCATCTATGGGAATCGGACATAGACGAACCTAGTACAGTATCTAACGGAATATTTACATTACGTTGCCGTAATTGGATATGGTATAATGAAAGTATGTGGTATAAGAGCTTGGGTTATGACAAGTATGTACCGAATAAGACCTATACTAATTCCTTTTTAATGTTAATGAATTTACAGAGGCCACATCGGGATGATATTATTAAACGAGTTAATTTAACAGATGCTCTCTATAGTTATGTTGGGCAAGGAATTACTCTCGACGATGATATGGAACATGTAGACCACTGGCAACGGCATTTATCAAGCACATGGTATAACAATACTTCATTTAGTTTAGTTGTTGAGACTACCGTTAATCAAAATACATTTATATCAGAAAAGACATTTAAACCTCTTGCGTACTATCATCCGTTTGTTGTACTAGGATCTCCCAACACGTTAACTTATCTTCATGAGCTTGGATTTCAAACGTTTGAATATTTGTACAATGAGGAATACGATAAGATTATTGATTACCCTCAACGTATAGATGCCATTTGTGATCTAGTAGATAGTATAGTTCCATATCACAAAACAATGTTCAATAATAGTCGTACTCAAGACGTCTTAAAACATAATCATGATTTATTCTTTAATGATTCTATAGAGCAACGATTTGTCAATGAAATAGTAAATCAAGTACTGGATTTTATCGAATGATTGGTATAGTTGGTTCTAATGGATTAATTGGCAGCTATCTTAAAACGGTGGTGCCATATACCCACTTGTTTAATTCAAATAATGTTAATGAGATTGTCGACTACAAGTTCGATATTGTATATATATCGGCTCCATCAAGCAACAGACTACAAGCCAATGCTGATCCAGAGAATGATTTAGAAAATATACAAAATCTTTTTAATTCAATTAAGAACACCTCAATTAACTCTGTAATACTAATAAGTACGGTTGATACAGTATTAAGAAATCATTTACCATATGGCAAGAATCGCCGTCTATTGGAGCATTTGATATCTAATAGATTTAATACTCATATTATACGATTGAGCTCATTAATTCATTCAACAATTACAAAAAATCCTTTATTTGATTTAAAACATCAACAGTATCTAAACAACATTAATTTAAATGCAGAGATACAGTGGTATGACCTTAACAATTTAAATAAAGATATTTCTTATGTTGTTAACCATAACGTAAAGGAATATAATTTAGTATCTGAGCCAATATCCAATGGGGAAATAGTTAATAAGTTTTTTCCTACCCTTAGTTTAGCAGCCAATACAGTGGTTAACCAGACAGTGTCACCATATTGTTATACAAAAGAAGAAATATTTATTGCAATGGAGCAGTATTTAAATGACTAAACAAATTTATATCTGTGGAGACAGTTTTGGGGTGTCGGATCCAGAATATGGGAAATGCTGGGTCGATTTACTCGCCGAAATATATTCTGTTACTAATTTATCTAAGGTGTGTGCTACCAATTCATTGATTTCACAGCAAGTAGATTTGGCCATATCAGCAAACCCAAATTTTATAATAGTACTAGGCACAAGTTCTACTAGGCAATTAGTTAAGTTCGATAACACTGTGGTTCCTTTTTCGATATATAGTATTGATGATACTACAAAATTCTCTAAGCATCAGAGAGACATATTAAAACAGTATGTGTCTGAATTTTTTGATATAACTACTGCGGTTTACGAAAATAAATGCGTAATCGAAAATACATTACAGAAATTAGTAGATAGTAATATATCATTTCAATTTGATCAAGGTGGCTTCGAGCATCCGAATTTTAACGGATCTAAAATTGGATATTTTAAAAAATATAAAAATTATTTAAGTGCCATTAATTTATGGTCTTACACAACTGCTAGACCACATCGACCTTATTATCACATAACTGATATATCCATACACAAAGATATTGCAAATTATTACATAAATGAAATCAACAAAACCTAATACACTATGCCTTGCTCCTTGGACGCATACCTACTTGAGTCCTCAAAGTGAGCGACGCCTCTGCTGTGCGTCAAGAGAACCTGCACAAAATTTCCAACAGTACATTGATACTAGCAGTTCGGGTACGGGACGATACATACCAATCACTTTGGATGACCATTGGAATAGCGAACATATGCGCGGTGTACGTCGCCGTATGATGGCAGGGGAAACTTTACCCGAGTGCGAAGTATGTAATGATAAATTGCTGAATACTAATGTTTACCGTAGCTATTTTGACCACTTGTTTGGACATAAGTATTTACAAGTGCTAGATACTACGGACGAGACAGGGTACACCACAATGAAACCTGTTAGCTGGGATTATAGATTTACCAATCTATGTAATTTCAAATGTCGTATGTGTGGAGACATGTTAAGCAGTGCATGGGAAAGCGAACAGCGTCAGCACAACATGATAGATTGGTCCAATCCAAAAAATATTTGGATGCAACCTGAAATCAAAAAACAAATTGAACAATTTCAGGATACACAAGTAGAAGCCGAATTCTCGAAGGCTGTAGAGGAGCACAGAGTTGAAGAAGTATATTGGGTAGGTGGCGAACCCCTGATGTATGAGCAACACTGGCGCTACATGAAACGCATAGTAGAATTAGGAGACGGACCAAATGTTTATGCAAGATACAATACCAATCTTAGCCGTGTGGAGTACAAAGGCATTAATCTGTATCGGGATATTCTTAGCAGGA